GTGAAGGAATTAATTGAATATCGCGGAGTTCGCGGTATGAGTATTCCTGATGATAATGAGTTATATACTTTATCAACACAATCTCCTTACTCCAGCACGGATCAAACAAAATCGCAACAAGAAGCAATTCAAGGACGGAGTTATTTCCCAAATTCTACTGATATTCCAGCTAATCCTTCGGATAGATTAATTGAATGCTTAATTTTCTATTCAAAAGAAAGAATTATTTGGGTATTAAATCGTAAAGTTGTTGTTTATAACGAAAGAAATCCTTATAAATTTATTCCTTTTTGTTTCGCGCCGTGCTATATTTACCCCGGTCGTTGGTATGCAATGGGTATTCCTGATGTTCAGGAGCATAATCAACGTTATATTGAAGCATTATTGAATGCCCGGCTGGATCGAATTCATTTATCATTAGAACCGCCGCGCTTGATGAAGCGTAGTGCGTTAAATACCCCTGGAAATAACCGCTGGCATCCTGGAAAAATTGTTACTGTAGATGATAAAGCAGATTATGATCTTGTCCAGCCACAAGATGTAATTCCGAATATCTTCAGTGAAATTGAATTTATTCAAAACGCGGCAGAACGCCGAACTGGTATTAATGGCTTTGGAATGGGTGTGCCGCGCGGCGGAAATGTAAATCGAACCGCGACGGGCGTTAATGCCCAAGTTTCGGGCGGTTCCATGCGTTTGTTAGACATTGTTGAAAACATTGAGAATTACATGTTAATTCCAATGTTATACAAAATTTACCACATGATTTCTGTCCATACAGGAATGTATGATTTCCTCGATGCCCGCACAGCAGACGGTCAAATGTATCGGGTACCCGCGCAGGTATTCAATTCCAGAGTAAACTTTGTAATCCGCGCGTCGTCTAAAATGGTTACGCGGGAGAAGTTATTACAAATTTTCCCGTTTATCACACAATATTTATTAAATGGACCATTTTTAGAACAACTTGCAAATGCAAATCAAACTGTAGATTCTAATGAATTATTACGATTTTTACAAGACGCGGCGGGCACTTCAGAAAAATATACCTTAATCCGCCCGCTTTCTCCAGAAGAACTTCAACAACGGCAGCAGCAACAACAATTAGCACAACAAGCGCAACAACAAGAGAATAATGCAAATCTTCAGGCGCGAATGCAAATTCAGCAAATGAAGTCGCAAACTGAACTTCAAAAAGTTCAAATGCAAAAACAAATGGACCCCGCTTCATTACAAATTGAACAGCAAAAAGCTCAGATGGAAATGCAGAAAGAAATGCTAGCGAATCAAATGAAGCTGCAATTCGAAAGAGAACTTGCTAAAATTAAACTAGAAGCAGAAAGAGAGAAAAATCAACAACAAATAAATGCTAAACGTATTCAAGCTCAACTTGAAGCACAAGATAAAGCATTAAAAATTCAAACCGATGAAGTTTTATCGAGACAAAAGTTAATGTCAGAAAATTTACGGGAACAACTTAAAAATGAATCAGTAAAACAGGCTAATAATAATAAATTAGATTTTGAAATGATGAAAACTTTAATGAAACCGCGCAGTAATGCATCCCAAAAACCGGAGTAGAAAATAATTAATGGAACAAGATGAGCAAAATATTTTAATTGAAGTTTATAAACTTCGATACAATAAGGGTTTTTTAACTTTATGTGATACTTTCATGGAAAAATTGAAAGAAATCCAGCGAAAACTCGCTGAATTGGATGACCCAGATGAAATTATTGTCACGCATTCACAATGGAAAGCGATTAATATGTTATATTCCATGCTTATAACTGCTTCAGATGAAGCAAAAAAGACATATGAAGAAACATATCGTGTTCCAATAGAAGAGGCGTTATAATTTTTAGTCAACTTTTGCTACAATAATAACAGAAATGGAATACTCAGACAAAATGGTAGATGAACAATTAATTAAGAACGCAGTGAATGAACAATTGAAAGCGGCGGGGATTAACATTCAAAATGATGATGATGCCCGGCCACAACAACCAATTAAATTAAACATCGGCGGAACAGAATACTCATTTTCTTCACAAGAAGAAATGAATAATGCAATTAATAATGCTTTCTCCGCCGTGGCTCAAAACCAAGCCGAGCTTCTTGCTCAGCTTGAAGAATTACAGAAATACAAAACTGATAAAGGAGAAAATAAACAATCAAACGAACCGCAGTTTGATAAAGAAAAGTTTGTTAAATTAATTCAAGAAAACCCGATTGAAGCATTTAATTATCTCGATGAAGTCCGTTATGGTCCTGACCGAGTTCCTCCGACGGTTAAAGAAAAACTTAATCACATCTCAATGTTGGAGAATCAATTAACTGCGTATAAATTCTTAAACGCACATCCAGAATTCCAAAACACTGATCAAAATGCGCAAATTCTTCGCGGGGTCGCGTCACAATTAAACATTCCACTTACTTATGAAGGTTTGGAAGCTGCATACCGAGTCGCTTTATCTTATTGTTTAATTCAACCCGCGCAGAATCAATACGCAGTAAATACAACACAAACTTATGGAACTAATCAAGGACCAGTTACTACTCCTCCGGCCATAAATCGAACCGCGTCGCCAATGCTGCCAGAAGCGGATATTGAGGAATATCTAAATAAACTTGATAATTCTCAATTGGAAGCATTAATTCGTCAGTAAAATTTTTGTTAAAAACATAAATTAAAAAAAAGAGAGTATTTTTACTCTCTTTTTTTGTAATTTTTTTAATTATATGTTATGATATTTTTGTAAGGTACTAAATATCTATGTCTTATACACCAGCAGGCATGTTAACTACATCTCCCGGTTTAGCACATATTGCAGGTAAGGTTTATTACAACCGAACCGCGCTTGACCGGCTTATGAAGAAATTCCGTTTTTGTGATGCTTTTGATAACGAAACTATGCCCAAGCAAGAAGGGCGAGTAGTTACAATGTACCGTTATCAAAATATGGCGGCATCTACGGTTCCGACTGCGGAAGGCGCGGTTGGCACTTCTCTTACTGTAAATTCTCGTACTGTTAGTGCTACACTGACTCAATTTGCGAATTACATTAACTTATCAGATTTCTTAGTAGATACAGCATATGATCCAATGGTGAATCACTATGCTGAACTGCTAGGTTATCGCGCGGGTTTATCAGTCGATACTATGTTCCGCAACATTATCGACGCACAATCCGCAGGTACTGTATTTTCGCCGCTCGGTTCGGTATTTACCATCGAAGATCTACGCGGCGTTAAGGCAGTTCTATCAGCAAACGACGTTGAGCCGTTTGATGATGGTTTTTATTTCTGCATCATGCACCCGTTTATTACTTTCGATCTAGTAAATGATCCAAGTGCAAACGGGCTTGCTGATATTAATAAATATCAAATGGCGGGCGGCGGGGCTAAAAATTCTCCGCTGATTAAACAAGAAGATCGTGGTTGGGTTGCAGATATCGCAACTACTCGTATTCTTGAATCAACTAACGTTTTTACTCAAGGTACTAACCCGGTTCTGTATCGTACTTACATCTTTGGTAAGGGCGGTCTAAAGAAAATTGACCTCGCCGGGCGCGGACCTTCTAAAGTTACTGATCCAAAAACTCAGCGATTTAAGATCAACGTCGTAGGCCGTCAAGGCGCTACTCTGTATGATCCTGAAGGCAAGATCGGCGGCGCGGTTTCATATAACTTCGTCACCACTGGTTGCTTCGTTGAAGGTCCTGCGGGTATCGGCGGTGTATATCGTTCCCGGACAATTGATCAATCTAGTACCCTTGGTTAATTGATTCATATGTAAAAATATCCCTGAGAAATCGGGGATATTTTTATACCCAAAATTTATAGACAACTTTGTCTATATGATACAATAATTTTAGAAAAACGTTTTATTTTATAATTTACGAGAAAAATAATGCAGTACATTGAAACCTTAGAACCCCTTGAGCCCCACTTCTTAGTTAAAGAATTCGCTACCCCAGAAGAATATAAATCTTTTTATAAAGTTGATCCTCCCGCATTTGATGAGACTAAACCTATTAAATTATGGTCCTGGGAACCCCCGGCATCAAATACTCGTCAAGTTTTGTTCGACACTATTGCTTTAGATGAAAATGGAAATTGGTTGTATGATTCTGAAGGAAAATATGTAACAGAACTTATTTTAATGCTTCGTTCTGAATCTCCGAAGGTCAATATCCCGCCGAAGGATTTTAACTTTACTGGAAAGCCTTTAATTTTGAAACAAAACCGCCCACTTCGACCGGGTTTTGTTGATGAATACGATATCGTAAAATCTCCCGATGGATTTTCGGTCGTCGCGCGGAATAAAGAAAAGTATAAAAAGTATCTACAAACTCTTGCCACATCTGGCGGTTCTAACCCGGAATTTGAAACAAAAGTATTACAAGATTTAGCAGCGATTAAGAAAGTTTTAGGAATTTAATGACGCCTCGTATCGGAAAATTTAGTCAATCAGTAATTCAATGGTCTGATGGATCAAATTTTAACGGCGCGGCAATTATTGGTTTAACTCGTCCGACAGTAAATGGTACTCCACAAACTGCATGGATTAATGTAAACTACGGAGATACTGACGAAAATCTTCCGTTACCTTTATCATTTGCTTTAATTCCAATAAAAGACGGAAAACTTTCTGATGCTTTGGGGTTATTCTATAACGAAGATATAACCCCTCCTAATACTCAATATGTTCATTACATGATTGATTCCACGTACAAAATAATTGCCGGGCCGGGCACACTATTTACAGTTAACACTCCTATAATTACTCTGCCCGCGCTAGCATTACCCGCTCCTGTAACTCAAGGTTCTATTGTTCCGGTGCCTGCGTAATGGAAAGTACTCTTGAAAAAGTTCATGAAATTAAACTTACTTTTGGACAACTTCTTGGTTGGATTATTTCAATTGCAACTGTTTTAATTTCTTTATCTTTTATAACAGGTAGTTATTTACAAAAATTTGAAACAATGCAAAAGGATATTGAAGAAGGAAAAATTATTGGTAAGGAATTAAATCATTCAATAGAACAATTAACAATTGAAGTAAAATCTCTTCGACAAGAAATGGTATATGTTAATCAAAGACACGGAACAATTACAAAAAGATAAATTTTTCAAACAAGTTGAAACAGATAATTTAAGAATTGTTGAATCTTTACGTCAATATGACAATGCTGTACTTATTGGTAAAGAAAATGACCCAACAAATCTTCTCGCGCGAATGGGTAAATTTTTATCCAGCGCGGATCTAAAAGAAAAATTAGAGAAACTTTCACATAACATTTTAATTGAAAAAAATCCTAAAAATCCCAAAATGTGGGTTGTATATGATACTAGAGAAGGTCAAAAAAAATATATCTCCGCATTTGAAGATGGTTTAGTTCCTGAAAGGACTATTCTTAATACGCGCACAATTACTGATGTTGACCCGGCATCACTAAATCCAACTTGGACGCCAAAAAAACTTGATTTTCCAAAAGTAGATATTAATGGTATTATTCAAATTGACGAAAGTGAAAAGCCCGGGTTGACTAAATACACAATTCCGTGGAATGTGGAAAAAATGGGATATCGTACAATTTTAATTCGGCTTCTTCACGCGGGTTTAGTTTCCCTAACGCGCATTGAAGAAGTATTCTTTTCTGATAATACTCCAGAATGGGCGGCTAAAACGGGCAAAAGAAAGGATGTTCAAGCAAGAATCTAATGGCTGAGTTATTTGCAAATAATGCGGTTACATCATTATCTTCTGCGATAAATGCATCACAAACAACTATTCCCGTTGTTTCTAATGACGGTTTTCCTTCTGCTACAACACCAGGGGATTTTTTCTATGTTTTAATTGATAATGAAATTATTCGGGTTGATAATAACGCGACAATTTTATGGACAGTAACGCGCGGGTTCCAAGGAACGACTGCAACGGAACATTCTGCACAAGCGACGGTTTATAATATCGTGACTAAGAAAACAATGGAGGATATTATTGCTAATAGTAGTGGATCAGTAGTCAGTCCTTCAACATTCGCCGCGCTTCCCGCTCCTGGGCAAACAGGAAATGTTTATCTTCTTGAAGATTCATATTACCCATTCGTTTATGATAATGGAACGAATTTAATTTACTTTCTAAATGGAAGAAAAGTAACCCGGCCCCCGGCGGCTTCAAATTGGACTGTTGCTACAAATGGAAATGCAACATTAACTGATTCTAAGGGCGGATTATATTTCGGAACGTCTTCTAATACAACTGGAAATATGGAAATTTGTACTATTCCAGCTCCGACACCGCCTTATACATTAACATTCCGTATTCTTCCTCAATTCCTAGGTGGAGCGGGGTCAGAGTACATTAACTACGGGATATTGTTTGCAAACAGTAATACCCCAACTGTAACAAATCACACGTTCCGTTTATTTTCATCTTCATCATTTTCCCAGTTTATCGGGCTTCAATCCGCTACATTCACAAATAATTCTTTTGGCGGTCAGGCAAATACAGTTCAATACGACCAATCTGTCGTTTGGGGTCACGATTTTTGGATGCAAATGTTTGACAATAATACTAACCGAGGTTTTCGCATTTCACGCGACGGCCAAAATTTTCTACCATTTCAAACAGTTTCTAGAACATTAGTTTTCACACCTACTCATGTAGGATTTTTTGGATGCCTTCAAAATGCAACCGGACGTCCTTGGGGATTAACGATTCCCGTAATGATTCAATCTTAATAATCTTTAATAAAGGAACTTAATTAACAAATGAGAAAACCACAAAATAACGAA